GCTTATTTTCCAAAGATTTTCCTCTATTGCATTCCTATGAGCAGTCCAATAATCAAATTTTATAGATCTTTCACTTCTGGTCACATGGAAATGAAAAAAAATTATCTGTTCACATATTAGTGTTATTCCCAACTTTGCTTTCACATCATTGTATTCGGTCAATTTATTTTGGAATTGAGCTAATCTTTTTGATAAACTTTTACTAACTCTGTTTGATGTCGAAAGTGCAAGACATCTCCTTACCACTTCGTCATATTCCCTCATCTTCGGTTTAAAATCTCGGATATAATCTATGCATTGATTTTGCAGTTGCAATAGTAATTTATCTGATTTATTCACGACAGTGATCATTTTCCTTTCTATCAGCCCCGATTCTAGATTAGAGGCTAAATAGTTCAATTGAGCATCTTCAGTCATGCCTTCTAAGGAAAAATCCAATTTTTCCAATTTCAAAAGTAGAGGTTTCCATAATCGCAAGTCTATGTAAGTTAGACTAATTGACATGTGTTCTCGGTCTATATGTCTTGAATACTCAATTATTAGATCCTGTATTAGACGATGTCCAACTTTCATAGTTGTAGATAATTCCAGTTCATTTGGAATAAGGGATAAATCATAAATATTGTCGCAGTACAGATACCCGGCTGCCAAATATCTAAATCTCAATTGAGATATATTATGATTTCTGAACTGAGAATAATTGGTATATTTATTTGTCTGCAGATGTTCAGTGGTTCGTGGAATTATGTGCTGTACGTCTTCAATTCCAGTCATCCTTTTGAAGTTGTATCTCCTGACCAGACCTCCAAGCTTAGAAGATTTTGATCTAATCATTGCCGATAATAATATCCTCAGTCTCATGTAATCAAAATTTATATTACTATCAACTAAAGATAATAAATTACATATCCTCTGATTAATATCCACGGTATAATTCAGGGCAAGATTCATTTCACTCCTAATGTACGACTTTGTGCTGAATCTCATATTAGGGATTCTGTGCAGGATTTCCCCTCCTGTTTCATTCGGACTAAACATCCAAAGATCTCTTAGAGTTTGTCCTGTCAAAGTTGAAAGACTCAGATTACAGGCCATTACACAATCTAATTTTGTGTCTTCAATTGTCTCAATCTGTAATTTCTTTGTCTTCGTAAGTATCCACTTAGTTACCGCAGTTAATTTTGCGGCCAGTAGTTCTTCTTTATTCCCTAACATTCTGTCATCATCTAGCAGTTCTCCCTTATACCTGATTTCATTTCCTATATCGGGTTTATCATAAATCTTTATTCCGTTCTGAAAATGTTGAGGACTACATCTTCTGACAGTCAATAAACTATTTCCGATGCCTGCTTCTTCTAATTTATCATCATACAGCAATTCTTCAACTTCAATAAATCTTATACCAGGGAACATCGCAGATCTTCTGGCTAAGAGATATTCAATGATATCCACATCATTATGAATTGGACCATAAGAAGTGCGGTTGATTCTTGCCGACATTCTCAAGTTTTCGATTGTCCTGTAACATAATGAGTTTCTCAGTCTATGTAAATTTGGCATCGAACTTATGAAACTGGAACTTGTTTCAATTTTTCTTACTAAGAAATCCAAGAAATGTACCGATGTGTTTTCATAATAAAATTGAACCATTCTTATATGAAAATTATTACGGAATATATTTATCATATCATTCATCAGATTGACAGATTCATCTTCCAATCTTATCAATTTCAATATTTCTTTGTTCCTTGTTTTCTTTTTAATGAAAGATTTAATAGACTGTTGAATACTGGTGGTTGGAGTTGTTATAGTCATATCATTTGGCCAATAAGAGCTCAATGTTCGATTTTCTGCAGAATTCATTGTTTTTTGCAGATCTACACTCAGAACTGTTTCAAGATAATTGTAAAAGTAAGATGAATCCGAAGAGTAATGTGCAATCCATTCCTTCAGATAAAATATAGATTTGGAAAAACCACTGCTATGTCCTGATAACATCAAGTTTATCTGTAAAATACCTCCAAGGCCTCCTAAAGATGCAGGTAGATATATCCAAAAAAAAAGAAGGTCTTGTAAGAATACATCATATAGCTGCAAATATAATAATCTGTCTGCACTATCAATGTACTTATATGTATTTACCGATTCACCATAATAATCTTTGATGGTATCTTTTAAATATTTATCGTTCAAATTTTTCCTATCTACTGCAAGATATTGGCTTATATCATTCTTCATGTGTGACACCAGCAAATTAAAATCTGTTGTTATTAGATGGTTGTAATCATCTTTCACGTGATACAATAAATTTGGTAATTGCCCCGGGAGCATCTTAGGTGATAAG